GATATGGAACGTATAGGGGATAGTCTTGCAGTTAAGCAGATTCAGTTCAGATATTCATTATCATTACGGAATAGCGCCATTGCGGGCGCCGATGAATACAATCATATAAGGGTTATGATGTTTTGGGACACCATACCATATGAAGTTATTACACCAGTTGGCGGCTCACAAGCGTTAAATAGACCAGAATGGCAACAAGTCTTACAAACAATGCTCGTGGGGTTAGGTCAAGAGCCAAGATTAATGCATCTTTCAACAAAAGATAATGATTTAGGGTCACGATTTAAAGTTATTTACGACCAAGTTCATACTTTAAGTAGTAATGGCAACACAAGCACAGGCATCGGAATGGGTAGTAGAGCAGTTACAAATGATGTAAAGTTCTTGAAAAACTATGTAGGTCACAGAATACAGTATGTATCAGGTAGCGACGTTCCTGTTAATAGACAACTTTATTTAGCGTTTATTAGTGATAGCACAGTTATATCACACCCAAGGATTGATTACTTTATTAAAACACAGTATCAAGACATTTAGAATAATATTATATAATTAACATAATATTAGTCGTTGAAAAAGCCCTTACGATTTTCAGTGCATCACCCGTCTCCACTTTGTTAGACGGGGGAGGACCTGAAATGAGTTAGGGCGCCCCTTACGATTTTTAGGGAGAACCTTCCTCCTCTAAACACGTTATTCGCCATCTATCTAAAGAAACAGCATCATAATTCGGTTCAAAGTTACTAAAACATATAAAGTGAGGAGGATTAATTACCACCATACTACTCTCATATTTGTTTGAAGCAAACACTCCGTTTTTTATTTCTTCAAGAGCGGTATAATTAACATAATCTTTAGCGGTTCTTGGTATATCATATAAAATAATTTTAGGACCTGTCATATGTTTATCTACAAATTGTTTTACTTGGTATTTTATATCAGCGCTTTTACCTGATACTAAAATTGCATTATGCTTTAAAACTAAATATCTTACTAAAGCACTTTTTCCCACGTTACCTTTATATTCATAATACCAATTGATGGCACGGTCATCAACTGGTCCATTACATAAATCAACGATATGTGACTGCCACTGATAAAGTTGTTCGTATTTTAGACACTTTATTGGTTCAATTAACATAATTCCTTTGGTATAAGTCTTTCCAGTTCTTGTCTCCTCTTTTTGACAATACTGGACTGCACCTTTAATATCTATGACTTTTTCCCAATGGAATTTAGTGGAACTAAAGACTGACTTTGGTCTGACTTTTTTATTAAAATTTATATATCCCTGAAGATGTGGTGTCCCATTTTCACCAGTTTCTTCTTGGAACACATATCTTTTTATGGAACTATTGGAACAAATAATATCTATCTCATTATTTGTGTAGTTATTACACGTGAAAAACCAATGCTTTGAAGGGGAAATCTGTTTAGTATTACCAGATTTCCCTGGAACTATTGGAACTAATTTAGACAATTTTTTCGGCATTATAATATTCCTAAAGAAAATAATTCAAAAATAATTAACTGCGTTTTAAAAATAATTCAGGATATTTAGGAAAAACTATTTTTCGGTTTTCCTAAAGTTCCCAAATAATTTACAAAAAAAATAACCGCAGATTTTTGAGGTTATTTAGGAAAAGTTAAAAAAACTTTTTCCTAAATATAGTATATAATGGCTAAAAAAACGAAGCAAGCAAAGAAGAATTTGAAGTTCGCTCGGGGTCGTGTAGATAAAGCCCAATCAAAGATGATACAAGCAAATGCTAAAGCGATTGCAGACTTGAAAGGAAACATAGAATTAAAATATAATTTATTTAGTGGTTCTAACGAAGATGTCAGTTTTCCAGATATGACGACTACAGGTGGTCGTCAGACAAATATATTGCCAGTCCCCATAGGAGTAAATAGAGGTTTAGGCGATATGGAACGTATAGGGGATAGTCTTGCAGTTAAGCAGATTCAGTTCAGATATTCATTATCATTACGGAATAGCGCCATTGCGGGCGCCGATGAATACAATCATATAAGGGTTATGATGTTT